TCGAACGCGGTTTCGGCCGCTGGGTCGTCATGGAGGTCCGCCGAGCACGCGATCGTGTGGGCGCGCGCGGCGCCCGAAAACATCACGGGGTGATGCCGCCCCGCGAACTGGTAGTAACGCTGGTCCGGCGTGACGTCGCTGCCGAAGCCGAGGTTGGAGGCGAGCCTCGCGTGCTGGGACCATCCGGCGCCCCAATTGAAGTGGCAGTACGCGCCGGCCGGCACGTCGAGCGCCGCCGTGGCGCTCACCGCCATGGAGGGGGTGGCCGACCAAGCGCGGACGAAATAGGTGTTGACCGCCCCGATCGCCGGTATGCGGTCGGTCACCGTGCCGTTCGGCGGCACGTTCCCGGCCACCAGCTCCGGGGTCCCTGAGCCCGCGGACCGCCAAAGCTCGTTGTGGGTCACGACCGGGGCCGGGGCCACGGGGGACGGGTTCGTGATCTGGACCTGGGCGGAGCCTGTGGCTGCTTCGAAGGTCACCGCGAGCGTCGGCGTCATGGGCTTCGCGTATTGAACCGTGAAGTTCCTTTCCTGTATGAAGGACCACAGGCCGGGACCGTCGGAGGCAGTCACGAACACCTTGTAGGACCCCCCGTCGGCCAACGCGTACGGGATGGTGAAAGATGTGGCGGCCCCCGCCGTCTGCGCCGTCCACAGCACGACCCCAGCGCCGTCTTGCAGTGTCACAGTGAACGCCGTCTGCGCCGTGCCCTCGGGGTCGTGGTAGGTCCACGTGACCGTCAGGCTTGAGGTCGGCAGGACCTGTGCGGCGGTCGGCGTCTGCATCGTGACGACCGGGCGTGCGGTCGCATGGACCGACACCGCCGGCGACCAGGGCGAGTGGGCGGGGACCACGGCGTACTGGCCCCACGTGCGGACCCTGATCTCGTGGGTCTTGCCGTTGGTGAGCGTGCCCGCCGGGAACTCCCGGCTCTGGATGATGCCCGACGCGGCCATCGCCGAGGTCGCGGTGTGCACGCCGGACTGCGTGCCGCTCGTGGCGATGGTGATCGCGGGCGTGGCGACCGCGTTCGCGTGGGTCGCCGCGAGGCTGAAGGTGTCGGCGTTCATCCGGACGGCCCAATACCACACGCCCGGCGTGACGCCGGTGGGCAGCGCGCCCGTGGTGGTGAACCGCACCGCGTCGCCGGTCGCCAGGCCGTAAGCCGTGGCGGTCACGACGCACGGCGAGGCGATGGTGAGCGTCGCGGTGGCGTTGAGCTTCGGGATGGTCGTGGCCAGCGGCGTCCACTCCGCCGCTCCCGTGAGGCGGTGATGGACCTCGTGGGCCGTCTGCGCCGTCCCGTCGGCGGGGTTGTGCCGCCACGTCAGGGATGCGGCCTCCGCCCCGTCCAGAAGGGCGGGCACAGAGACCTCAGACGGCGCGAGCGGGTTGGTGAGAAGCTGGACCGTGTTCGAGACGGCCCACGCGCTCGACAGCGAGGCCGTCTTGGAGCGCACGCGGTAGGTCCACGTCTTCGAGGGGTCAGGGGCCGTGTGCGTGTGGCTCGTCGCCCCGGCTGCGGCCGTGGCGAGCGCGGCGTAGGTCCCGCCGCTCTGGGACGCCTCGATGTCGAACCCGGTCTCGTTCGAGGAGTTGTCGGTCCACGTCAGCGTCACGTCGGTGACGGCCTTCGCGGCCACGGCGTTCGTGGGCGCCCCCGGCGTCGTGTCCACGGAGGCGCTGGCGAGGCTCGTGGCGGACCCGGCGCTGTTGACGGCCCGGATGCGGTACTGATAGGTCCGGTCCGCGACGGTGGACGTGTCGCTGTACGCGGTGGCGGAGCCGGAGATCGCGCCGGTGATGTCGTAGAAGACGGCCAGGCCGCCCACGTTGTCCGAGCGCTGCACGACCTGCCAGCTGTAAGGGGCGCGCACGGCGGCGTTGAGCGCCCACGACAGGTTCTGCTGCGTGTCGGAGACCCGTGCCACGCTGGGCGCGCCGGGCGCGGCGGGCGCGAGGTGGAGCGTGTCGAAGACCGCCGTCCCGCTCACGTACGTTCTGGTGAACGATGTCCCCGGCAATCCGGAGTAGCTCGCGTCAGGCACGAGATTCAGGATCGCCATCGGCATCGAGCGTGTGCCGTCTGCCGCGTGGCCCACGTTCAGGAAGCCCCACGTGCGGTAATCCCTCCACACGCCGTCGTTGGGGATGTTGATGGCCCCGATGTTGTGGGGGTTGCCGCCCGTCCCGTCGAGCTGGAGGTTGAAGTGGCCGGTGCCGCTGGTGGCCGACGTGGACTGGGTGGACTTGCGGAGCCGGAGCGTGACGTGCACGTCCGACGTGTTCGCGGCCGCGTTCGGCGTAGTGCTCCACGCCAGCGCACTCTCTATGAACTGGTTGTCCGTGGTCCCCGTGAAAACGCCTGACGCCATGGTCACATCTCCCCTTGGGGCCGCATCCGCTGGTACTGGCGCACGAGGCGCATGAGGTCACTGAACACCTGCTGTGCGGCAGGGTCGCTCGACGGGATGGTCACGTCGCCGATCCGGTAGATCGTCGTCGTCGAGGACGAGGAGCTGAGGGAACCCGCCGCTCCGAGGCCCGGGGCGTAGGCGGCGGGAACGGAGCCGGGGGAGACCGCGAGCAGGCGCGCGACCTCGGAGTCCCTCGCCGCGTCCACCATCGAGGATGCGGTGTCCGCGACGGCGTCGATGACCTGCTTCGCGTTGTCGGCCACGCCCCCCTCCCATCCGTCCATGACCGCCTTGCCGACGAGCGCGAACACCTTGGACGGGCTCTCGATGCCAAGGAAGCCGAGCGCCGCGTCGAGTGCCTTCTTCGCGGAGTCCACCACCGCCTTGCGGAGCTTCTCCGCGCCGTTCGTGACCCCGTCGATCAGGCCCTTCATCATGTCGCCACCGGCGTCGAGGAACTTCTGGCGCAGCTCGAGCAGCTTCTCGATGGCGCTGGTCACGAGCGTGACCACCCCGTCACGGAGGGCCTGCTGGATCCTCGGGACCGCCTCCACGAGCGCCATGAAGAGCCTCACCGCGGCCGCCTGCAGCGAGGACAGCAGCGTCGGCAGCAGCTCGACGATCTTCATCACGAGCAATACGACCGCCTCCCACAGTGTCCCGAGGATCTGCGGGACGGCCTCGCACAGCGCGAGGAACAGCGTGATGGCGGCGCCCAGCAGTATCGGGATGAGCGTCGGCAGCAGGTCGATGACCGTCGTGACGAGCGTGGCCACGGCCTCGAGCAGCGCCACGAGGATGGCGGGCAGCGCCTCCACGATCGCCATGAACAGCGTGATGGCACCTTCGATGAGCGCCGGGATGAGCGTCGGGAGCATCTCGACGAGTACGGTGACGAGCGTGCTGGCCGCCGTCACGAGCGAGGTGAGGATGGCGGGCAGCGCCTCCACGATCGCCATGAACAGGCCCATCGCCGCCTGGAACAACATAGGGATGAGCGTCGGGAGCATGCCGACCAGTGTGGAGATCATGCCGGTCACCGCGGCCAGCAGGGCTACGATGACTTGCGGCAGCGCCTGGACAAGCCCGAGGAACAGCGTGGCCGCGGCGCTGACGAGCATCGGGACGAATGTCGGAAGCATGCCCACAATCTGCGTGAGACCGTCGAGGAGCGCCGTGATGAGCTGCGGGATGACGACGGGCAGCGCGGCGGCTATCTGGAGCACGCCCGAGAGCAGCGCCGAGACGAGCACGGGGATGAGGCCGGGGAGTGCGCTCGCCACCGCGGCGATCAGCCCTGCCACCGCGGCGATCAGCGGTGGCAGGAGCGCCTGTATGCCGCCCGCCAGCAGCTCGACGAGCTTGCTGATGCCCGTCTGGAGCTGGCCCGCGGCCGCGGCCGGATCGAGGCCTTGCAGCACGTCGAGTTTGCTCATGCCTCGCGAACCCTCGAGGATGGCCGAGAAGCCGCCCACGATCTGATGGAGGGCGTCTTTCAGGGTGTCCACGCTCGCGATGATGTCGGGGCCGAACGCGTTGCCGATCGCGTCCCCGAGCATCTGGAGCGCGGTCGTGCCGACCTGCTGTATCTGCTGGAACGCGAAACCGAGCGCGTTGATGCCCGTTGTCTGCTCGGCGAAGGCCGCGTCCGTGGCCCCGGCGGCACCGGCCATGGCGTTGAGCTTCTCCGTGTACGCGGCCGCCTGTGGGCCTCCGAGGGCGAGCGCGAGGGTCTGCCCCTCGATGGAGCCGATGTAGTCCTGGAGGGGTTTACCGCTCGCCTCGGCCGCATCCGTGAGGATCTTCAGCGATCCGGCGAGACCCTCCTTCGCGAGCATCGCCTTGGCGTCCTCGTATCCTGCCGCCTTGATGGCCTCGGTCGCGGCGTCGGTGGGGGCCATGAGCGACTGGAGCGCGCCCCGAAGCTGGGTCGAGACCTCGGCCGCTCCTCCGGTCACGCCGGTGAGTGTCGCCATGGTGGCGAAGAGCTCCTCCTGGGAGACGCCGAGCTCGTTGGTGAGCGGTGTCACGCGCCCGACGGAGGCCGCGAGCTCGGGGAAGGTGGTCTGCCCGAGGCGCACGGTCATGAGTGCGAGGTCGGACGCCTTCTGCACAGCCTCCGCGCTCGTGTCCCCGTAGGCCTTCGTGACCGCCGAGGTCAGGTTGATGGCGTCGGCCGTGCCTGCGACGCCCGCCGTAGCGGCCTTCGCGTTGACCTCGAGTATCTTCACGGTGTCGGCCGTGTCCCCGAAGGCGGAGACCACCTGGTAGAGGCCGCCCGCGAGGTCCTCGGTGCTCTTCCCGGTCGAGACCGCCATGTCCTGCACGGCATCCTTGAGCTCGTTCACCCGCTCGGTCGAGCCGGGGATGAGCGAGGCGACGTTCGCCATCGACGCGTTGAAGTCGTTCGCGGCCTTGACGCCCGCCACCCCGAACCCGATGACTGCGGCGGTCATCAGCGCCACGCCCCCGATGGCGACCTTGGAGAGCCCCGAGACCGCCGCGCGGAACTGCTGGTCGTCCGCGGCGATGTCTATGACGACCCGTCCGTCGGACATGCTACTCACCCCATCTCTCGGCGTCTTGAGCGGCAGTGGCGGCGAGGTCCTTCGGCGGCAACGCGTAAGCCTTCTTCATCGCCTTGAAGCGCTTCGCGTCCTCGCCATTGAGGTCGCGCGGCGCCGGCGTGTTGCGGTAGTACATCGCCGTCTTGGTCTCCGAGTCGTTGCCCAGGTTGGCGAAGTAGGCCATGAACACCCACCAGTGCATCCTCGTCGCGGGGTCGGCGAGGTCGATGCCGTACTCGCGACGGAAGTCGGCGAGTATCATCCCGGCGTCGTGATCCCAGTCAAGCAGACGCCTGCTCCTGCGCTTTGACGGCGCCTCGCCGCAGCGGTGGAAGTCCATCGCCGCCTCGAGGGCGGATGCCGTGTCAGGCGGCACCGCGTCTCCGAAGTACAGGCGCAGGATGGCCCCGGCCTTGAGCGCCTCGGAGAGCGCCGACTCAGCCACGCGCACGACCGAGATGCCCGTGCGATAGCCGGATCTGAGAGGCACGCTGGACCCGCCGACTGGCACCGCGCGGGGCAGCGGCGAGACCAGGATGTTCACGCCTCAGTCCTCTTCGACGGTCGCCGTCAGGTCGGAGAGCAGGTCGCCCACGGCCGCGTCGAAATCGACCGTCACCTCTTTGAGCACGTGCACGAGGAGCCTGATGAGCCCGGTCACGGTCGCCCGCCGCTCGCCCTGGATGATCGCGACGGCCCCTTCGCCCAGGACCTGGTCCACGGTCGCGGTGATCTCGTCGGCGAGCCTGCGGTAGCCGCTCGCCCCGAGCGCGGAGAGATCGATCTCCTTGAGCCGCGCCACGAGGTCCTCGCCAGCCGAGAGGGACTCGATGTCGCCGACGAGCACCTCGAAGTCATGCCCGTTGATGAGGAGCGTCCTGCGCTCTTCGTGAAGGATGAACTCCGACATGCGCTACACCGCCGGGGTGAACGTGCGAGTGGCTGTGTCGAACGTTCCGGCCGTCCAGCCGTCAGAGGTCATCGAGAGCGTGCCGGTCGCCCTCACGGCCTCGCCCGCGCCGCCGTCGATCGGGTTCTGCGTCAGCGTGAAGTTCGCTTTCTTGGCGGCGAAGCCGCTCGTGCCGATGGGATAGCCGCTGGCGCTCCCGATGTACGTCCAGGTCACGGTTCCGTCGGTCACGGTCGTCGTGGTCCATGTGGCGGGCTGGGTCGCGCCGGTGGTGCCCGCGGTGGTGCATTCGTAGAGGTTGCCGCCCGCGATGATGCGCGCGCCCAGGGCCCTGACCACCGAGGCCGCCCACGCCGGATGCGCCGGACGGAACCTGAGCACGCGCACGATCTCGGTCGGCACGTTCGACACGTCCTCGTTGGCCATCAGCCAGCTCTGGAGCGCACCGGGGTCGACGATGTCGATATCGAGATCCACGGTGGTCTTCTTGCCGGTGACGTAGGAGGGCTGGTTCACCCGGTCCTTGTACTGCGCCTCGTACGTGGACACATCGACCTTCGGGTCGAACGCGTTCACCTCGGTGACCCGGATGAACGAAGCGCCCGCCTTGAGGTAGTACTCGATCCTGTCGATGGTGATCAGGTTGGTCATCTCATCCTCGCTTTCGATACGTCAGCTCCAGCGTGATCTGATAGTCCTCCGGCCCGGCCTCTCCGGTCGCGACCCTGACAGGCAGCGTGCGCCTCTCGAGCGAGATCCAGCTGAACCCGTCAGGGGCCGCCGGCCAGGCACCTCTGTCGTCGATGCTGACCGAAACGTTACCGAGGACCGACATGGCTTGGAGCCTTGCGGCGGTGTCGCCACCGTTGGAGCGCAGGTGGACCGCGAAGGGGTACTCGGCGATGTGCCCGCCGGACTTGTAGCGCTTGACGTAGGGCTCCCCCACGAGCGTCGAAAGCATCACCGCGTCGCGCCCGTCCGTGGGCAGGTCCTCGAGGAACACCGGGATCCCCGCGAGCGCCGGGTGGGTCTCAAGCCAGGTGAGCACAGCGCCCACGACCGTCGTGTCCATCTTCGCCTCAGAGCCCCTTCCCGTACTGCCGCTTCGCGACCTGCTCCCAGCGGCCCTTGTTCGCCGCCTTGGAGTGCGCGAACCACTGCGTGGTGGCCTGCGGGTGCCTGGTCTTCGTCTTGCCTGGCAGCCCGTAGTACTGCCGGCGGGCGTAGGGCACCGCGCTCGATCCGTAGATGAGAAGGCCCTGCTCGGGACGGGACTCGGAATCACCCGATGCCGCGAGTGCGCCCGAGACGCGCGGGACGTACGGTCTCGTATCGCCGATCGCGGCGAGCGTCATCATCGTGCGTGCGCGCTTCTTGGCCGCGTCAGCGCGCGGGCCGATCTGGCCGAGATCGACGCTCTTGAGCTTGAAGCCGACCCTCATGCCCCCGCCGCCTCGAGGTGGTGGACCCTGCCGCGCCGGTCCCGGAACGTCTCCACGCCGGTCAGGCGGTAGATACGCCTGCCCGAGGAGAGCTGCTGTACAGTGGCGGGCGGAAGCTCGAGCCCGCAGACACCCGCCACCACGATGTCGCCGGCTCGCAGCGTCCATGAGCCCGCGCCCGCGAACGACTCTGGCTCGGCGTAGCCGGGAAGGGAGCCGGGGACGAACAGCGTGATGCCGTCGGAGGACGAGCGGCCCTGCATCGTCGCCACCGCTCCGGATGACTCCTCGGCGCGCACTCCGCTCACCACCGTACGCAGGTAGGCGGCGGTCCGGCCCGTCCCGGCCAGCGCGTTGTAGACCGTCACCGTGTGTTCGCCGAGTCGCATCAGATGCCCCGGTAGAGCAGTCCGGTCCCCACGAGGTGGTGAGCGATCGCGCCACCGGTCGTCAGCGGAGCGGCGTACTCGAGGGTGACCCTGCCCACGCCCTCGCGCGTCACGGGCGGCGAGTCGACGAGGTCCACGACCGCGCACACCGCCCGCTCGTAGGCGGTCTGCGTCGCCGGGGTCACGGCGTTCGGCCAGATCGCGGAGTTCACGAGGGAGGAGGCGCGCGGAAGGGCCGCGAGAAACAACCCTTCCGCGATCCGGCCGCCGTTCGCGACGTAGGTCGCGTATGTCGGCGCGCTCGCCACGGGGCTAGCCCCAGACGCGGCAAGCGAGCTCGGGAGTGAGCGTCTTGACGCCCCAGAGGCAGTCGATCGAGATGACATCCGACTTCAGGTTGCGGTCATAGTCGTACACGACGCGCAGGCTGATGCCGTTCCAGTTGACGGTCTCGACGCGCGCGGCGCCCATCGGAGGAGCGAGCGGACGCGTCACGAGGGCGAAGGCGTTCCGGTGGAAGGCCAGGCTCTCCTCGGTCGCCGCGCCGGGGTTCCGGATGGTGCAGATGGCGTTGTCGGCCAGCGCGGTCCTGAGCGCGGGGGACACGGTCACGTTCTGGGCGCCTGTGGCGAGGGCGCCCGCCACGGTGACGACGTGGGAGTTGCCGTCCGGCATCACGAGCACGTCGCCGACCTTGAGCGCTGACGCGATGGCGTCGAAGCTCAGGTCTCTGGCGCCGACCGCGTAGCCCGCCAGGAGGTTCACGACGGCGTTGGCCGCCACGGTGCCCGCTCCGGCGGTGTGGGTGCGGATGTTCTGGTCGGTGTAGGTCGAGAAGCCGATGACGCGGCCGAGCTCGGCGTTGCGCAAGGCCTCGGTCGACGCCGCCTTCTCGGCTGAAACGACGGCGTCGATCGCGAGCGCCCTCATGTCGGCGGTCGAGCCGAGCAGCATCTGGCGATCGGCGAACGGAGCCTTGTTGTCGTTGAGCGTCTTGCGGGGAGCGGTGAACGCCCTCAAGGTCGTCCACGCGGTGTCGCCTGACGCCGCGAAGTACGGCACGTCACGGTAGAGCGCGCAGAGCGCGCTGTCGATCGATTGCGCGTGGGCCTGGACGGCCGGGTCGATGAACTGCGAGCGGAAGTCCTGGATCGAGAGCGAGAGCTCCTTGGACGTGACGGCGAAGGTCACGTCCATGAGGTTGGACAGCGTGACCGGGACGGCGGTCTCGACCGCGTCCTGGGTGGTGACGGTCGCACCGTTGTACGCGCTTGCGGTGAACGTGGCCGGCTTGCGGATGGAGACGGTGTCCCCGACGCCGGCGAAGTCGTCGGAGTGGTCCCGGTGGACGAGGCCCGCGGCGACCAGGTTGTTCTCGAGAGCGATGATCGCCTCCTTGGCGATGATGCTCGAAGTCAGCAGTGTGTTCGGCATGAGCGTCGATCCTTTCTAGATCCTGCCGTCGGCGCGCGCCTTGGCGTACTCGCCGACGGACATCTTCTCGGCTTCCTCGATGGACACCGCGCCTGTGACGCCCCGCGACGCGGCCGCGGAATCGACCTTCGGCGCAGGCGCGAACAGGTACGGCGCGTCCTTCTTGAACGACTCGGCGTCGAATCCGGTGAGCCCGCCGTCCGCGACAGCGAGCTTCTCGGTGTCGATGAGCGCCCGCGCGGCCTTGAGCCGGTCGCTCGGGACGCCCGCTCCGAGCAGCGCCGTGTCCAGCGCGTACTCCTTGTCGCGGGCGGCGAGCAGGGACTCGAGGTCTGCCTTGGTCTTCTCCGCCCCCGCGGTGATCTCCGCGAGCCGCTTCTCGAGCGCGTCCTTGTCGCCGGTCACCTTCGACAGCTCGGCGATCTGGTCGCGCAGCCTCCCGACCTCGGCCTTGAACTCGTCGCGCTCGGTCTCGACGCGCGCATGCTTCCCGAGGGACACGACCTTGTCGAGCGGGATGACTTCACCCTGCTCACTGATCGCGATCGGGTCACCATGCTCATCGAGCACGAGCCTGCCCTCGTCGTCCTTCTTGAACTTCATGGTCCCTGTTCCCTCCTGGTGCGGTTGTCGCGCGAGACTGTGTCCCCGCGCAGTCATGTGCCGGGTCGTCGTCCCGGCGGACGAGACGAGCCTAGGAGGTTCGTTACCGACGCCCCTTGCGGTGGCGCCGGCCGACGTGCCAGCCGCCGCAGAACGAGCAGTGGTAGGCGCGACCCTTATAGCCGACGGAGCGAAAGAGCGAGGCGAGGTGCGACAGCGCGGCCTCCTTGGTGGAATGCCGCTGCTTGCCCGTGCAGCCCCTGGCCTCTGCGTGTGCCCGTGCCCCCATGAGGGCAGGATGCGGGAGGGGTTATACCGGGGGAGACGGAGAAGCCCCGCGGGGAGGCGGGGCTTCAGTAGATCGCGACGCGGGGGTCGTCTGCGGCGTACTCGGGTGGTCGAGGCGTCTCCTCGACGACCTCGAACAGGTCCGGAGGGAAGAGTGCGTCGTCGTCCAGCACATCGGAGAGAATGCGATAGAGCCCGCCCTCGATCTGCATCACGTCGTATACGGCGTCTTCGGTGAGCGGTGTCTGCCGCCCGTTCCCTTTGAACCGGACCCTCACTGTTTCTTCGACCAACCTTTCACATACGGTCTCACCACTCCGGTGGTCGGCTCTTCGAACCAATGGACGTTGGCGCGCTTCGCGACGCCTGCCCCATCATACACCCGTGCGTAGCCCTTTGTGTGTTGCCATTGCGAAGGTGCACCACCAAACTCGGCAGCATAGCTCCTCGCCTTCCGGAACGGCGTTGAGGTGCTTCGCCCTGCAAACACCTCGACCTCCGTGACGAGCGTCTCCGGGGCGACCCGGCCGTGCCCGCCCTCGGGAAGAGCGATCGGCATCCCCTCCATGATGCTGCTCGGGCGATCGGGCATCTTGAGGACCTTCGGTCGCCTATCCACCTTGAGCGCCCGCGGCTGCGCCCCGATGCCGTACGCCTTCTCCCGGAGAGGCTGGCGCGGGAGGCCGTTCGTGTCCGCGAACGCCTTGAGCCGCCGCTGCTGGTTGCCGAGCTTGAGGCGGGCCTGCGTGTCGTCGAGCCCGGCTTGCCGCAGCGCGGCCATCTCGCGCTTCGTCTCGCGCACCGCCCGCTCGTGGCGCCGCTGCTTCTGCGTCGCCTCGTAGAGCTCGTCGTTGGTCATGCCGTTGTCCGCGCGCTCGGGCATCTGGGGCAGGCTGGTGATGCCGGGGGCGAACGGGTAGACGGAATGGCCGCAGTTCGCCCCGAGAAGCCCCGTCACGGTGCCGTAGCCGGTCACCGAGACGAGGTCCGGGTAGCCCTTGGTGCGTCCCGATCGGGAGAATGCACGCCCCTGCCACACCGCATGGTCGGGCCGTGCCCCGAAGTGCGCCGACGTGTAGACCAGATCATGTCCGTACTCGTCGAGGCGTGCCATCGTCATGCGTGCGGACGCCTGGGAGACCTGGGTGACCACGTGACGGCGTACGGCCACGTCGATGTCGCTCTTGACCCCGGAGGCGTAGTCGATGGTGGCCAGCCCCTCCTTGGAGAGCCGCGAGACCGCCCGGCTCATCACCTGGTCCACCGGCACCGCTCCGTGGTTCCACGTGGTGATGGCCTCGGAGGCCACGTCGTACCAGACCGCCTGCGCCTGATGGGCCATCCTGAGGTTGTTCCGCGCGATGATCTCGGCCACGCCCTCGGCGGTCTCCTGCGCGGTCCGCATGAACGCGGCGCCCGACCCCGCCGCTCCGGCCGCGTGGACCGAGGAGAGCGCGGCGACATCGCCGGTGTCCGAGGAGATCAGCGCGCGTTCGACGAGCCGCCTGCTCTCCTTCGAGATGGCGGGGCCGTGCTCTGCCAGGATGCGCGCGACCTCGTCGCGGTTCATCGCCGCCGCGGTCTCGAGCGTGCGCTGGTCGGAGATGGACAGAACGCCGCCTTTGACGAGCGAGGTCACGAGCCGCTCCATGATCTCGGCGACCATGCGCTCCTCGTGCCCGGAGACGATGCGCGCCGCGAGCCCGTCCATCTGCGCGGGGGTGAGCACCTAGAACTCCGGCGCAGGCGAGCCCTCGGCTTCGGTCATGGCCCTCGCCGTCGCCTCGTCCTCGCCGTACCACTTCCTCCGGTACTCCCACGGCCGCATGAGGCCGGCGGCGATGTCGGTGAGGTCGCGCCTCCTCTGCGCCTCCGCGTCCTCGATGATGCTGTCGTCGAACCTGACGGTGATCCCTCCGGGATCCTCGGGGAGCGGCGCCCCGGTCACCGTGCGCGCGAGCGTCAGGATCCCGGCGACGATCGTCCGGATGGCTGGCTCGAGCGCGTTCTCGTGCTTGCGCAGGTTGCGGAAGAGGTCCGACTGCTCCGAGATGACCTCTGTGGCCGTCTTGACGCTGGACGCTCCCTCGATGTCGAAGTAGTCCGCGCCCATGCCGCAGCGGCTGCCCAGGAGCTGGAGCCCGGTGCGCAGCGCGAGCCGGTTGTCTGTGACGCGCAGGTCCGGGTTGTACTCCTCGATGAGGTCGTTGCCCGCGTCCACCTCGGTCTTGCGAAAGAGCTGCTGGTCCCTCGCGCGTGGCACGGTCACGTTGCCGGACGCGTCGGTCTGCAGCATGCGCTCGTCCAAGAAGAGCATCTTCTGGCCGAGCCAGATGTCGCGGTGCATGTTGTCCACGGCCTCGTCGGTGAGCATGACCGCGCCGATCGCGTCGTCGAAGACGCTCACGCCGGAAGGAGAGTAGTCGCAATGCGTGTTCTCGAGACCTGGGCGGACGAGCGAGAACAGCGGGGCGGCGCTCCTTGTCTCGAACACCGGGACGATGCCCGGGACCTCGACCGGCCTGCCCTTGTCATCGAACAGCGCCGTCTCGATGCGGTACGTGCCGTCACCGGAGAGGAGATGGGACTGGAGCTGGGTGAGCCGTCTCCCGTGTGCGACGACCTGGGAGACGAACGCGCACTCGGCGCACGAGTCCTCATCGTAGGACAGAGGCACGATCTGCCGGGCGTCGAAGCGCTGGGCCACGATGCGCGCGCCCGGTGAGAGCGCCGCCCCCTCAGCCATCCCGGTGACACGGAGCGCCCAGGCCGCCGTGCCGAGCGCGAAGGCGCGCTCCACCAGCCGTTGCCCGGATGACAGAAACCCCGAGCGGCCGAGATACGTCTCGAGCCAGGAGTTGGCGGCCTCGTCCTCGGTGGAGACGATGGTGCGCTCGTTCATCATCAGGCTGGCCCACTCCTGGCACACCATCCGGGCGGGCTTGATGCTGATGCGATCGACCTTGTACGTGCGGCGATCGGCGGCGCTCTGCTCCAGGGACGAGTACCAGTCGTGCGTCGCGGTGTACCATGCCCACCACTCCGAGATCTTGCCGCTCATCGGCTGCTCGACCTGGTACCCCATCGCCTTCAAGTGCTCGACATATCCCACCTCGGGTGCTCCTCTCTCAGATGTGCGCCCGGCGCGTCATCAAGTGCTCGAGGGCGTAGCGTGCCGCGTCGATCGAGTGGTTCTCCGCGTCGGGGTAGCTGCTCACGTACTCGCCCTCGCGGTTGCGCTCGAACTCGTAGGCGACGAACTCGCGGGCCGCCAGGGGGCAGCGCTTCTGGTCGATGACGATATTGACGCGCGTCGAGAGCCATTTCATGCCGTGTTCGACGCTGCCCGGCCCCTTGAGCGCCCGCCTCGCGTCGATGCCGAGCGCCCGGTAGTTGTCCACGCTCTTGGGCTCGGCGGAGTCGCACGTGACCGTCTCGCGCCGGAGCACGCCGTCGGCGGTGAGCGCGTCTTTCACGAGCTCGGCCGACGCCTCGTTGGAGAGCTTGACGCCGCTGCGCTCGTCGAAGATGAACAGACGCCGCTGGGCCGTCTGGTAGTGGCAGCGCACGAGCACCCAGGGGTCGGGGAAGTACCCCCAGTCAACGCCGCTGTATGTGCGGTCGAAGCTCGCGATCTCCTCGTCCGTGATATCGCGGAGCACCACGTTCTCGAAGACGTTGCCGCCGACCCCGGTGACCTCGCCGAGATACTCGTGGCGGTATGCGCGCTCGTCGAGTGAAGCGAGCTGCTCCGCCTCCAGGATGAACTGCTCGCCGAGCCATTCGGCCGGCACGTCGGTGTAGCAGCTCTCGTGCACGATCCGGCCGTCACGCCCGGTCTCGAGCTCGCGGTTGACCCAGTTGTTCTTCGAGCGGGGCGGGTTGAAGCTGTAGAGGCACCAGAAGCGCTCGCCGCCACGAAGGAGCGACTGATGGACGCTGCGAACCTCCTCCATGCCGTAGAACTGATCGATCTCCTCGAACCACACCACGCCGCAGTAGCCCGCCTCGAACTTGAGCGACTTGATCTTCTCAGGCTCGTCGAGCCCCTCGAAGACGATCTTCTGCCCGGTCGGACGATAGGCGATCTCCATCGGCGAGGTGGTGGCCTTGAACTTCGACGCCAGACCGAGTGAGGAGATCGCCCACTTCACCTGCGCGTAGACGCTCTTGCGCAGCGTCTTGGCGACCTTACGCAGCACGACGGCGTTGATCTGCGGGTTGCGGACGATGAGCAGCACGAGCTCGAGCGAGGCGAAGCTCGACTTCGTGGAGCCGCGGCCGCCCTTGAGCCAGTAGTGCGTCACGGCGTGGGAGCGTATGTCGCGGTGCAGGCCGTGGAAGGACG